TCAAAAGAATGATTCGAGTGTTGCAGTTCCATGTTTATCAGCCACCTTATTTACATTACTAGAGTTGTGTTCAACATTATTACCATTATAGTCATAAGGTATGGTGTTTGTCAAGAGATAATTTGTCTCTCCTGGCTTTTTAATTTTCCATTCTAAGTCAACATCTTTTGGATATGGTAATGTCCAATCCATAGTGCTTTTGTCGCTTTTTAGATACTTGCGTGTCCGTTTGTTCATAGGATAGATGTAGCGAAACTGTTTGCCCCATACCCTACTAAACCCTAGTTCACCCATCTTAGCATCGTTAGGTCGAGGGCCATACTTGAGGTCATCCCTTCCCATCTCTTTCTTCATCTTGCGTTGGATAGTGCGAAAGTGAACCTTCTCGCCTGCCTCAGTGACATAGACATCACTCCATATGAAACCACCATACAGGAAGTTTCCTGCCTGATATACATATCCAGGCTTACCTACAATACCATCTGCCCATGTGTATAGATACCAGATATCTGGTGTATTCTGTTTCATCCACTTAATCGTTGCAGACATCATTTGTGTCTCACTATTTCGTGGCATAGAATCATCCATGCACATTTTACCGATTTCGTAGTAGTGTTTTGTGGAAAGTTCTGGGAACATCTTTTTGATTGTTCCCATTGGATTGGTGCCCCAACCTAGTGTGAGAATACCTACCAACTCATCGTCTTGATATGCACCAAGATAATGTTTGGTGAGTTTGGGCATTACTGGACTGTAATGTCTTTGTTGAACAAATAGAGTTGCAACTCTATAGTCCACCTCTTTCATAATAATCATAAAACAACCTATTCATAAAATTCTATTTTACTTCCGTCTGGGCCTGTTCTGGTAACTTTTTGCATGTCACCAATCTTTACACGTTCTTCGTGTGTCTTAGTCTCTTTTGGTTCTTCAGTTTCTTGTGTGTCTGAATTAGGTTCTTCTTTTCTTTTAAGTAGGTCAAATGATATATTTGCAGCAATCAATAGTAAAACAGCCAAAGGATCAAACACGACAACCAGAATAATGATAACAACCCTGACCGCATCCTCAAGTATTTCAGATGAGGATTCTCCATAGATTGTTTCTGCGATGTATTTGATTGGCCCGACTTCGGCTTCGATTTTGATTTGCTCTGATTTGAGCTCTGCCTTTTCCTGTTGAAGTAGGATGATATTATCAGAGATTTGATTAATTTGCGTGTTAATTTGAACTCGCTCTGGTTCTTGTTCTTTTCTAGCATTTAAACCCTTGGTCACTGCACCTAATTCAGTAAATTTTGCAATTGCTTCGTCTAACTGATTTAGTGCGTCCTCATATCTTGTAATTTCTCTTCGTTTTCTTTCTATATTATTATCTATCTGTTCTATCTGAAGAGTATTGTCTCCAGCAGTTACAGTCTGTTCAATATGTGCCTTCGAAAGAAAACCAAAGATGCCCATACTGGTGATGAACATTAAAGTTATAACTGCACCAGTAAGATATGTTTTCAGAAGAAAAGGAACATGTTTCCAATTCTGATATAACCAAGAGGCGGTTACAAGTTTACCAACCTCTAACACAATTCCCATAATTGCAACTGGAATTACTGCTGATGCAAAAATAGCAGTCAGTCCAATTATAGAATAATAGGCTGCAACGGCAGATATTGCTAGTGCGACCATCAATGTGATTAGGGCATTTATCATCTACTATTTATATTAACACCCTGCTGTTTCTTCATCCTCAAAATCTTCTGGGTGATCTTGAATATATTGGACTTCTTCCATACAGAATTCCCAAATGTTGTCATTGATGACTTCCCACATTTCCTCATGGAATGTATCTTGTGCCTCATCATCAACCCATTCTTCTTCATCCCTATCATAAGATTCTTCAGTCAGATTTTCAGAGTCTTCAATCACCATGTCAATGATTTCATCATAGTCATATTCGACACTCTCATAAACATAGTCACTATAGAACACATCACCACCAACAAAGTTGGGGCCTTCATCCTCATAGGTCATTGACGCAATGATTTTAGGGTCGTATTCTTTTAGAATTTTTAGAAGTTTAATTACTCCATCAGTTGGGGGACTCCATGCCGCTTCACCGTTGAAATATGGATCACCTTCTGTATCATAGTCCTCAAAGTAACTCCACTTTGGGCCGATGTGTTCACAAGTCCATTCATACTTCTCTGTCATCTCATAGGTAGTATCACCCTCTACAAACATATCAGAGAACCATTTGTGTGGAGCATCCTCACGAATACGTCCAAACATCTCTTTTAGTTTTGCCTTTGCATCGTCATTAATACGATGAAAGGTTACTGAAAAATGCACATGATTTGCCATTATACAGAACTCCCTTTTCCAATAGGTTCAACGACAGTCGAATCAATATAGTCGCCGTTGGTTTGATATTTGCGAGTTACAGTTTCTTTCTGTAACAGTCCATTTAGGTAACGATACGTCACTAAAGAATGACTTACCACTCCCTGTGTTTTAAGATTGTCAAATGCCGATTTCAGCGGCCCAGCCTTTGCGCCCACTATTCAGTCTCCTCTTCAATAAGTTCATAATCAATTTCATAACCACCCTTACGGTCAGTCCACAAAACCTCTTCAGAATATACACAGTCTGCACCCCATACGACTTCCATGAACATATCAGATTCTTCATCTGTTGGTTCAACGCCATATGGTTCTGGAGCATTCCAACCAGCACTTGATTGATGTGATAGGATTTCTTTGAACCTGTCTACTGTCAGGCCCTGTTCTTCAATCCACGAATTGTCTACTGACATAGTTTTGTGCAATATCCTTTGATGGTATTGAGGAACAATTTGCTTAAAGTCTACGGTATCACTCATAATTATCTCCGTTTGCCCGTTGATGGGTCGTTTGCTTCACTGGCAGACAACACTTGTAGTCCACCCTTATTATATGCTTGTCCTATGACAGCACTACCAGTATACACTGGAATTTCTTTCTTGAAGGCATTACCACTAATACCATCCCCTCTGCTGGGGATGTCTGGTGTTTCCCTTCGATATGGCGCAGGCGCAAGGAATTGAACCTCACCTTGCAGTTTTGGAGACTGCCGTGCAGCCGATACACTACACCTGCCATGTCTGTAGTCAATATACTCTTCTAATGTGATTACTGGTGAACGCAATCGTTTAAGAAATTTATTATGCTCTCGCCAATCTGCTTCAAACTTGGCAGGGTTAATCTTTTTCTTTTTGCGTTTCTTCTGATTGTTGGTCGTGTAATACGCCGGAAGTAAATGCATACCGCTCATTATAAATCGCCTCCATTAAAACATCAGTTGGAAGATTGTCAATTGACTCACCATAGCGTTCTGTTAGGTCAGTTAAGTTGTTTGTTTGCTTTTGCTTCTTTGAGTAGGGCATTTACCACTCCTGTCCAATAATTGATACCCCAATCTGAACCAGATGTTTTGCACCTATCCAGAGCGGCCATGGCGTTGTCAATTAGTCTTGAATAATTAATCATTGATAATCTCATAAGCGGCCTCAACCGCATCAAATCCATAACCACCGATATGCCATTCATATTCCTCAGTAGGAATTCGTCCATCTTTCCAATTGTATATGGAAAACTTGACAGGTGAACTATCTTCTTGAGGCACCATAACAGTCCACTCACAGTTTACCTTTTCATAAGGGTCTGCATCAGTGTATGTAGGCTCTCCAAAAATCTCAACCAACTTATCATAGGTTGTTGAGATTTTGCCCTGTAATGAACTCATGTTCATATCCACATCTGTTTCAAAGTTTTTCATAATATATCCTCTCTATTTCACTTTCTTATCATAACCCAAAATCTCTCGTTTGTAAAGAGATTTTAGAAAATATTTGGCACGTCCAAAATAGTCTGACATTTCGTCAGTGCAAACATGGCGCTCCCACATCAACACTTCCCTTCGGTGTTCATAGTATTTTTCAATACAATATGTTCTAAATTTTGATTGCTGTTTATTCATTGAAAACTCCTGTCTTACTGAGGATTAGCCCTCCAGCAATACTCATTATAAGTCCAACACTAATTACAGTCAACATCTCACCGATAGTATTTGCTTGTTCCATACACTTTCCATCACAATCGTTGGCAGAACCAGCGATTACGATAAAACCAAAAAACAACAAAACGAAACCAATAAACTTCATCATAACTATTTAACCTCAATCATATGTCACTTGTGCAGCGTAGTCAATTTTATCAAAGATTGTTTCCAGTTCTGCAATCCGTTCACGACACTTCATTTTCGCAAATCCATTGCCTGGAGTTGCCTTTTTCTTACGTTCTAGTGTCTTTAACATATCTGTAAAAAACACATATTCATTTTGTAGTTGTGTCAACTGTTCCATTATTTCACTTCTCCGAAAAGTTTACCCATACCTTCAAACACTACGTTGAAGGCGTTCATCTCATAACACCAGTTCGAAAAGAACTCATCATCGTCTTGGTCATCAGATGCAATGTATTCTTCCCAAACACGGTTCATCGCATTCATACCTTCAAGACAGTCACCACGACCAAAACGAGTCATTGTGTCCCATGCCTCATCAAAGGTAGGAACATCTACAAAAAAATCTGGAATCTGAAACATAATATTTACCTCTTTCTCTCAACTTACATATACATTATAGATGTTCTAATAACATATGTCAAGCACTTTTTAGCACTTTTTCAAGTTTTTTTAGCAATTCATCTATATCGTTTTCATTTGCCTGATAGATAATACCAATACCACCGTTCTTAATCCAACGGTCAATGTTAGATGGTTTGTCATCAACTAGAATATTGGGTGTCCCATCAATCGCATCAACGGCATATTTCTCTTTCATACCAGTGAAAATCAGTTTGTCGATATCAGGCAGAAATCCCTTATCAGTCAACCAAACACGTTTCCAGTATGCAGAGTTGTCTCGATCTCCACGCAATGGTGAAGAACAGATACCCCAATCACCAGTAGAGCGAGCAAAATCAATCAGTTTTTGTGCAGTGGGGAACACATCAAGTGTGTTAAAGAAATCCGTTCCTTGTAACTGGACAATAGCCTTTTCTTTGTCCTGTATCATTTTCCAATGATCTTTACCAAACTTCTGAGCAAACCCTGTAAAGAAGTCAGCAAGAACACCGTCCATATCCAAATATAATGTCATAATATAATCCTTTCTCGATTTCTACATACATTATATGTTATTAGAACAGGTTTGTCAAGCAATTTCGCTTAAAAAAAGCCCTTGAAAATCAAGGGCTTTTCATTTATTTTTTAGTTATTATCGTTTTTTCTTATCAAGTTCTTGTTTAATCCATGCTTTTGCAATGTGATTCGATACTTTCTTTTTAACCAACATTGCAATCCGTTTCCATACTTTATTGAAAATGTCTTCACCAGCATCATTATTGTCAACGATAATCATATTTGATGTTCCAAATAGTCTCTGGAATTTACCAATGTTCTGTTGGACTGCATTCCACATCTTTGCAACTTCATCTTCTGGGAGTGTGCGAGAACGCATTCTATTACGTTCTTGTGCAGTATCTA